TTAAAGAAGTGGTATATGATCCTTTAACTTCGCAAAATTGCTTCAAAATGTGTATAGTGTGGTTTTGTGAGCATATACTACAAAACACAAAGTACAAAAACGTCCTGCCTTTATTAAAAATACCAGCCCATGTGACAAAAGATTATATATTAGCGATATGTGAATTTTTAAAAATAAACGTAATTATAATAGACGAGAAGTTTGATTGTGATATAATGCAATGTATAGATCAAGCACCCATTTTAACTTTACAATTGGAAACTACAGTGGGTGGCCAAGGTCACGTTAAAGTAGTAGAAGCAGACGTGTTGGTTACACCTCAAAGTGAAAATGACATTGTGAATTTAAATGAAACTGACGAGTTAAATGACAAAATAGCGTCGGGAAAGCGTTTTATTTCGGAATTAGAAAAAATAACATTACCAGCTGAACATCCATTAGAAAGATTGACTTGGAGTATATATGGCAATTTATCAAACCACTTTGTTAAATCGCCTTGCGTAATACCTTGTTACAGTAAATTGACAAACCTTCCAAACGTAATGTACACGCCAAATTTAGAACCGGACAATGTGTACATATATTTATTTGACACAGCGTACTACTTGTTAACAATTAAACATTTGGATACGACTTACTCTGTAACAAATTTAAATGAGAAAATTTTCTATGCTGTTAAAATGAAATATAATTGGCAAACAGTAGGAGCAGAAGTTTTACGCAAGACGCGAATAATTAAACAGCCAGATTTTGATGAGATAGGATTTATAAGCATCGAAGAAAAACAAAAATCCACCGCAAAATATCGCGGAGGATGGGAATCGTACCCCGTGAATAGAGATGCACGGAAATTATTAATTACTGAATTTACTAACCGCGATCATCACAACTTACCTGAAAGAACATTAGTATTGCAAAAAGAGCGTGAAGATGTGTTAATAGCACACGACAAAACAAGTATCGAAAACGGACTGGTCGACGAAACATACACGATAGATGAAGAAATATGGCAAGCACTCAAATACGGAGGTCCATTGAGACTTACATTAAATAGTGAAGGGTGGGCTATAGCATCTGTTACACAATTAGTTGATTTGAGTTTCATATCAACTAAGTTAGGCGAACAAGATTATGAAGTGCAAATGGCTGCTTTGAAATCATTTGATAATAAATGGGTTAACAAAGGCAACAACTTGTCTCCACTACCCATAAATGATTCAGTAAAGCATCAGCAATTAAAATTACGATGTGCGATAGTAGATTACAATAAAAAATTACTGTACATCAATACACCTACTTTAACTGCTCGTGAAATTAACATGGCTATACCGGATGCTGTTGATGACACCAACCCAGAAGCAGAATATGAAGTTATTTGTCGCGTAATTGACAACAGCGTTTTCCTTCCAATATGGAAAGATTTTAAATGGCAAGATGAATTTTATGATTCAAGCACATTTACCCGCATATCATTTTCTAGAGTCGGATCAGGATACGCAGAGTACATTGGTAAAACTGTTGAATCGGTTGTAGTGGATGCAAACATTCTCAACACTGTTAACACAATCGATGACTTAGTCAAACAAAAAACAGTGTCTAAGAGAGATGAAGACGTGTTATACCCTGGCACAACGGAATTAATCAAGAGTATAGAGAGTTTGAATAATTTTCAAAATGTTGAACCAGATATACCTTTCAATTATGAAAACAAACTAGAAACAGCGAGTCAAACAAACGAGTTAGTAGGATTTGACACGAGTGGAGATATAACGACAAAAGATCTGCTAATGAAAGTGGCAGCTCCGCATGTTATGAATTTTCATGACGACGAAACTGCTTTAGTTCCAGGAATTATAAATTTAAGCAATAAAAATATGAATTTTTCATTGAAAGATGAATTTGGTGGTTTAACAGACGTGACAAAAACCTACATGACCAAATACCCAACTCATGCTCAACCAAATTACATCAAGAGATACCTTGCAGATGCAACGGCCGCTTTGGATTTGTTTGGTAATAAATTAACACTCAGACAAGTGGAACATGATCCATACCAAGACGCCAAAGATTTTGCTGAAGTTTATTTCAAAAAAGGAGCAGTAGCAGCGTTACCCGCGGTTTCTTTGAATGCAGAAAGTATTAAAAATTGGTTGTTAGAAAGACCAGATTCTGTAAACATATCAAAAGAATTGCACGACATATTTAGTGATGGTTTGGAATTTTCAGGCATGGACCAAGTAAAGATTCACAATAAACTAGAGAGCCGTATGAAAGATGTCTCGAAAGAATTGACAAATTTATTAACTCTGGATAGTGACATTAAAATGCCCGAAACCATCGATGAACAAAGGGTGCGCCAAATCGTTTGGCAACGAAAAGGCATCACTTGCATCTTCGCCAGCTTTTTCAAAGACATCAAAGAAAATTTAAAGAGATGCTTGATAGACAAAGTGCATTACGTAGATGGTTGGACACCTCAACAAATAAGTGCCCATTTAAATAAAATCACTATAATTGACAATGATGTCCAATTTGCAGAAGATGATTTAGCCAAACAAGACAGGCAAACAGATCACACCTGTATCAAAACGGAGATGGAAATATACAAAATTTTAGGAGGTAATTCCCATGTAGTAGATATGTGGCACACCGTACATTTTAACTGGAGAGCAAAAGGCGCTTATATCAGATTTGTTGGCGATGCCAGTAGACACACTGGGCAAGCTACAACTTCTTTGGGGAATGCTATCATCAATTTATTAGTTAAGAAAAGATTAGTCAAATTGCATTTGCCTTCAATTTACGTGATGTATGTATTGGGAGATGATAATATTATAGTGTGTAAGTCCAACACTTTGACAAAGGAGTCAATAGAAACACAAAGTGCTCGTCATTTTAACATGCAATCCAAAGCTGTGCTTAATAAATTGCAGGGTAGTTTTTTGCGCATGTTGATTTATGTCAATATGAACAATACTTTGGAATGTTCACCCGATTTCGTCAGGTTGTGTAGGCGATTCGAAGTTTTGAATGGAGTGTCTGATGTAAACAGCAATAACATTGAAATGCGAGCTATGAGTTATAGTTGCATGCTAGGTGCATTAGATGATAATTTAGATTTAATTAAACAAAAACAGTGGCCAATTCGTCCAGGTAAATGGTACAATTACCACACAGCTGTACAAGCATGTGCGAACATGTATAAATGTTCTATTGATGAAGTGGAGAGTGACGTAAATCATCTCATAAATTACATGCGTAAACTTGAGACATTTGACAACGTCAAAAAA